CAAGGTGGTAACAATGCAGAAGCACGTAGCAAGCCAGTGGACGACAGCATCCCCTTCTAAGCTACTGACCATCGAAGAGGTGGGGGCGGCACTGTCCGTCCCCCCTCAAGATGTGAAGAAGTTATGCCGCAAGCACAGTGTGGCAGTGGTCAAGATAGGCCACAAGATTAGAATGACCCTCAAGGACTACGAAGAATTAGTCGGGAAGATGACAACATATTATGGATGAACTAACAGCATGGCAGCAAAGAGCAATCCAAGCAGAGGGCAAGCTGCGCGAGATTGCATCTATGCCAAACGATTCAGTTGGTTGGAAAGAAATGAGGGCAGCGACAGCAATGAAAGCCCTTGAAGAAATGGATGTGCCAGAAAACATTCTTATCTATATCCGACAATCAAACGACCCGCAGTATCCGGCGCAGCTATGTGTCCGAGATAATACAGTTGACCCCTCCTACAATGTATGGGGCATGACCCCTCGCGCTTTGTATAACATGGTGCGTATTGGGGTGGGGCTGATGTCACAAGAAAAGTTTTTCAATAATGCACACCACTCTGAATGAAGCAGAGAAAAGACTCTGCCTCTTTGTAGCGCGTTCCCGTAACGCTGCTGCTCGTGAGGTCGCTCCAGAAGATGCACTAAGGGTATCTCCCAAAGACCCTATCTTCGTTGATTACGAAGGTGCGATGGGTGAACTGGCTTTCTCCAAAATGCTAGGCGTTTACCCAACAGAAATCTTCGAGATCTATCACCGCTCCTCCCTCAATGGTGAAGATCCGGGCGACCTCACATTTAATAACTTAGTCATCGATGTAAAAACAACCGTTCACAAAAACGGCAGATTAGTTTCAATGAGAAAAAATCCTGCTATCAATATGTTTGTGTTGATGACTGGACAAGATGGGGAGTATGACCTTGCTGGTGGTATGTGGTCGGCAGAACTCTACCTCCCCTCGCGCTATGGTATGCCACCAAACTTTAGAAAAGAGTGCTACAGCGCAACGCAAGATGATTTGCTAGACCCCAAACAAGTAATGGAATCAATCACCTTCTAGTGTAAGTATGATTGCGGCTCTTCGCCGGACATAATAGCAAACAACTCTTCTGATAGTTCTTCCGCTTCTTCCATATCAGCAAGCCCAGAAAACTCCAGCACTAACACGGGGAAACCATCATCCCCTTCCACGATAGTCATCTTGAAATCATATTGGCTCATTTAACTAGACCTTGCTGGTAACTGCGACCATTGAAAGTTAGGGCTTGTTTGCGGTTCTGTCCATCCTTCTTGTAGGACACATGCACCCAGCCGCTGTTGGGTTTGCCGGACTCGTAGTGTTCCAGTATCAACTGGTCATACTCTAGGTTGGCTTGAATCCAAGAAGCGACCTTGTGGTTATCGACCCCAATGATTTCAAAGTCAACAGCCTCCCCCTTACAGTGCTGACTGGTTGGCTTGCTGCCAATCTCCTCGCACAGAAACTCACTGCGGTAGCCGCTTGATACAATCACAGGGGCATTGAACTGGCTGCGCGTAGGCTCAAGGACTGCTTCACACAACGCCCGAAGGGAGGAGATGTGTTCCTCTGTTGGGGTGTTGTCGAGGCCTAGCCGGGTCGCGGTCTGGCTCTTGGTCATCTCCTGCAAAGTAAAGTTGGGTGTGATTCGCCCTTTGGTGGGGGCGGGTTTACCCGCAGGAGTCACTACTTTTTTCCGCGCATACTCATCAGCTTGTCTGCACCCTTCACCCCAAACGAACTTGTCACGGCGATAAACAAGAGATACTGATACCACTGCGGGAGCGTATCCAACACCGCGAACCCCTCCCGCACTTGCTGGGTAAGCGATGGAATAAAAACTAGGATTGCAGGAAGCATCAGGACAACAAGAGCAAACTCATCCTTCCACGAGCCTTTGGTTGCGTCAGCCATGTTGGCTTCCCAATCAATCTTGCCTGTTGCAATCTTCTTTTGAACGGCAGCGTCAGCCTTTGCCTTCTCGACCTTGACCTCTGCTTTGGCTTTGGTTTCTTGAACCTTGCCATCTACCCAGTTTCCGGCGATGCCAGCAACCGCACTAAAGATATTCATCATTTCCTCTTCCTTACTTTATCCAATGCTTTGCGTATCTGCGTAGCTTCGGGTTCGTCAAACTCTGTAGCACGGACTGTTGTCCGCTTTTTCTCCACAGATGTAATACACTTTATCACGCACCTTCTTAGTGGCAAGGCCACGAAACAAACCAAGTCTGCGTCTTCACTATTGATAACGCGCTTTGATTTACTTCCCTTGCTGGTCATAAATTTATAGCGCAATCCACCAGACTGGCTAACGCTGGCGGCCTTTACTTCGACCCGATAACTTTCATTATTATCATCAAAGATTATTAAATCAAAACCCTCGTGATTTACTCGACAGCATTTCAAACCAGTCTCTTCAAAGACAGCTTCGGCTATTAACTCCCCCACGCGACCCAGTTGATGTGCATTACGCACAGTCTGATAGCCCACTTACTTGTCCTTTTCTTCTAGCCTGTCTAGCTTATCAAGCCTACGCTGCGTTGACTGGTTAAAGAAAGTAAAAAGTTGAGTGATTTTGGATTCGCTATCTTTCAAGCGTTCATCCATTCTATCTGTTTTGTTTTCGAGAGAAGATATAGCCCGGCTAAACCACCAGAGCATAGCCATCGCTGCGGTGAGGATAGGCCAGTAAGCAAGAAGTGTCTCGCCAAAGTTCACGGCTAGTCACCTTTGAAAAACTTTTGAACCGTGTCAGTTTCCCAAATACGAATGATCCACCAGACCAGTGCAAACAGGGCGGCGACTTCAGGCAGTGCATCAAAGAACGCGCCGAGCGTTACGCCGCCGCTTGCAAGGTCAACAGTAGATTTCATTTCGTCTGTCATTTCTCTTTACGCAAGTTAAGGGCTAACTTCTGAATGAAGTCATCAATCTTTGCGAGGATCTCATTGTCTCGCATAGAGGGGGTTACGTTAGCAATCACCGAGGCTGCTGCCACGATGGCAGTGATATATGTAATTACAGTTTCCATTATTCTGCTTCCTGTATTGTTAGAGTTCCAGCTTCTACTTGCCGCATGATTTCGTCATAGTGGCGGTTGCCAGCAGCAAGGGGAACAACAAGTCTTTTGCCACCCATTTGACACTCAATGCACTGACCGCCATCGCCATCTTCGGAGGCAACATACTGTGCTGATGTAATAATCATTTTATCCATAATTTATAACTCCGCATCAAAGGCTACATAGCCCGTTGTTGAATTGTAAACTTGAGCATAACCAGCATTGCCGCCACTATTATTGTCTGTTAATCCTGTCTGCCCTACAAGCATTCTCTGTTTTGTGTTCCAATTTGGGTAAACTAATGTGAGAGAACTTGTAAGCTGGCTAGTAGATCCTGAGGAAGACGAGCCGTGAACAAATCTATACCCATCGGTAACTGTGGGGCTATCAAGACTTGGAATGGCTCTCATTGTAACGGGAAAATTAACAACAAACCTGCTTGACGTATCTTGGTGACCATAAGAAAGACCAAACCCAGCTTCGTCTGTATCAGAAGTGCCGTTTGCCGCCATATAATAATACCGCTGACACAAAGCCAACTCTTCACCAAAGCTGCGATGCTCAAACTCGGTGGCTACTGTGCCGACTTCGAGTTGAACGCCTGTGAGGTAGAACTCGTTGCTTGTGCTATCTGCGAGATTTACATTACCAACAGCACGATTGGCGTTAGTGGTTGGCCCCCAAGATGTTGCTAATGTGCCAGATGACCAATCGCTACCAGCCGCCAGCCAAAAGATAACTCTAAAAGAAAATCCGTTATCGTTATCTAGCGTTCCTGTAGTGTCGCCCTCAAATGTGATTGTTTTGTATTCCCAAGTGTTGGCAGCGTTAATTGTATATGACTTGTTTATGTTTCGAGCGTTGTCATTATCGTCTATCTCAAGAATATATGTTCCAGTTTTTGAAGACTTGACCCAGAACGATGCTGTCAAACTTTCAGCAGAAGATGTGCCTTTTTGTAAGTGTTGTAAGTCTTGCCCTTCAAAACGTTGTGAGAAAATAACAATGTCTCCAGCAGCCAAAGACGCATCTGCCGTTGTGCAGTCCAGCTTGAAAGAGTTGGCAAAACCAGCGGGTGCGTCTGTGCTTTGCGATAAAGTCCACGTTCCCGTATTTGTAAGTTCAAATATATAGCGGTCACAAGCATAGTAGCCAAAGGTAGTGACACCAGTTTCACTTGTCCCACGCTGCGCCACGTTCATAGCACCATTGATAATCAGGTTGCGCCGCCCAGAGGGGGTGCTGGGGATTTGCGCTAGTTCTCTTGCGTTACTCATTCTTGGTCTCCATAAGTCATTGTAATTGTCACAACTTCAAGATTAGACGAGGTGATAAAAGCTTCCTCTGTATGCGGTC